AAGGCAAATTCCAGAAAGGGTGGACACTGTTTACCATCTACCATGCGAAAAGTGCGTGCTGGGACATGGGCCTGGACATCAAGTGGGCTGTCCAAGGAGACAACCTGACGGCTGCCATATTCCCAGGGGCGGCCGACCCGCGAAGCGACGACGAGATAGCCGGGTCGGTTCTCGAGCGAATCTCAAGGCAGTTCGCCAAATGCGGACACGACCTGAAGCCTGAGGAATGTTCATTCTCGACGGCTGGGATGACCTACAGCAAGGTGGCCTGGTACCGGGGGAAGACGTACTACACCGAGCTGAAGAACCTGATGAAGCTCTCCCCCTACAGTGGAGACAAGCCGAACACGATCGGGACGGCTATAGAGTCAATTGCCTCTGGAGCAGCCCTAGCATCATCCATGGCACGTTGTCCAATGGACGCCTACCGAGTGTACTTAGTTCTGGCAAGCATAGAGGTTATGCGGAGGCACAAACCATATGGAGTGAGGATCCCTATGGCGAAGGTCCTGCCTGTCGCCCATATGGTAGCATGGCCCAGCTCGCTAGGAGGGTTCCCCGTAATGATGCCATGGCAGGCGCTGCTCCGCGGAGGGACCGACAGGTTGTCGCACGATGTTGCTACCCTCCAGCGGATGGGGCGGGTCTCGGTCCTCTTCCGGGCATGCCTCGAGGTGCTCGAATCCGACCGCTTGTGGTCTAGGCGTCCCAAGAAGGAGATGCTGGTCGACGACCCGGAGTCAGTCCCCCTGATGGTCGGGACCGGGGGCCAGGGAGCGTACAATTCACAGGTGACGGAGGCAGTAGCGTCCTCCTGCCGGTACGCCGAGCTGCGAGAACTCCTTTACCTCGATCAGGAGCCCTTCAAGAGGGCCCTGTGTGACATGGAGCCGTTCCACCCGTCTCTCGCCCGAGCTATCCTCGATGCTTCCCCCTTCGGCACAGCCAGGGCCTTGGGCGCTAAGATCACGAAGTCCACCACGATCAGGCGTCTGGCGGAGCAGGCATCGGGGGCCATTACCATCAGCTCGGCCCTAACCGAGGATAGTATGAGCCGTGTCAACTTCCTCCAATCTCTGCGGGACCTGGCCGAACGGGAACACACCGCCCGGTCCCTGGAGAAGTCCGCATATCAGCTCTGTACTGAGTACAGGGAACGGTGGGGGTTTGGCGCAGGGGGTATCGTCGGGTTGACAGTGGTCTCCCCCTTCAGCGGGACGTTCCGGACGCAGCCCGACCAGCCTGCCATTGGAGTCGTGACCCGGGAGAGCCTCGCCGTGGCTGTAGCTACCAGGGGGCGGGAGAGGGCCTACCTAGGAAAGAAGACACGGGAGATCAGGTCAGGCGACGAGTGGAAACCCGTCGATTTCACGTACGGATGGTCCAGGGTGAAGCGGCTACTCATGATGATCAACCACCTGTCCGGGTCACCAGGTGGGAGGCAGCTAGGGGAGAGGCTTCTGGCTATGGTCACCGAC